TCTGCTTCACCACCAGCAACTAAGTTACTAGCGTCTCCGCCCATGTCGTTAGCACCTGCTACAGTTGACTTTGTGTTTGCACCATTGTCGCCCATTTTTGCAGTTACTTTTTCAACATACTCACGCATTGTTTCTGCTTCAGACTTGTCTGCTTCATCAACTTCTTCATCAGTTGCTTCAGTTGCTTCTTCGTCTGTTGCTTCCTCTACGCCAAGGTCGATGCTTTCATCTTCTGAATCTGCATCATCTTCGTCATCGTCGCCCATGTCTCCCATGTCGCCAGCGTCTTCATCGTCACCTTTGTCGTCGCCGCCGCCCATTTCATCATTGAACTGTTGACGTAAGTCGTCTAATTCTTTTTCTAAGTCTACCATACGATCTTCTAGGTCTTCGTCTCCTTCTGGAGCATCGTCTTCACCTTCTTCATCGCCGTCACCCATTTCTAAATCACCCATCATATCATCTGCTGGGTCTTCTTCAGGCATAGGCTCAACTTCAAATTCATTCATGTCAAAGCCTTCTTTTGCTTCTTCATCTTTTGAAGTTTCTTTGACATCTTCGTCAGTTGCTTCATCTACTTCTTTATCTTCAGATGCTTCGTCAACTTCTTCGTCTGCCTTTTCTTCGACTTTTTCGTCTTCTGACTCTTTAGTTTCTTCGTCTTTGCTAGACTCATCAACTTCTTTGTCATCTTCTTCTAGATCATTCTCTAAAAGATTTTCATAAATTTCTCTTGATTTTTCAACTACAATCTCGTGAAACAGTTCTTCTGCTCCAGCACGATCTTCATTGACCAATTTTTCGAGCATTTCCTCGAATTTATTTTGATCTGCCATTTTTAGTCTCCTGTTAAAATAAAATTTGCCTTACGGCAAGGCTGTCGTTAATATTTACTATTTATTAAGAAAAGTGCGTAGATATAGGCCCAAAACGGGCCATTTTTACGGATTAAGCGAAAAGTTGAAAGATTTTGCCAAATCTTCCACTGTAATATGCGATAAATTCGCAAAACTTTCTAAAGGCTCTGGTATAAAAGACTTATCCGTTGCTACTACTCTTATATATCTCTTTTTTGAATTTTTCTGTAAAACAGTAGTAGTTTGACGTAACCAATTGCCATAATATGTTGATGTATCGTGTTCACGTTTGTAATTAGGAGTGCCACTATACAAATTATTCACACGTTTATTTTCTGGTCCTATACCTTGATAGTCAAATCCTAAAATATATATGGTTTGATGCCCATGTTCACTAGCAAAATCTAATGCTGTAGGTCCACTTGACCATCCTTTACTAGGTTCAAAATAATTTAATCCGTTGTATTTTTCGTAGGATTTGTTGTAATTTGTCCAAACTTGCCCTTCATTTTGATATTTGTATTGGACTATTTCATTAACCATTTTAGTATCTACAGCAATTAGATAGTCTGGTTTGAAATCTCTATACACTGCATTACAAGCGTAAATAGTTCCAAATTTTCTAAGAGGTTCTAAAGGTATGTGTCTACGACTTATGCCGTTACCAATTACAAAGGCTATGCTCAATTATCATACTCCGCCGGCCTCTGCGTTTGCCGCGATGCCATACATTTGTCTAACAAAATGCAAGTCTTTGACTTGCTCTTCTTTATGTACTTCTGCGGCCAATCTTGCACGATTTATCTGGCGAAGTGTGAGTCTTGTTTTACGTGATGAATCAAAGTCTACAGGAGATTGGTCATCTTTAGGTGAATAACCTTTATCTTCTACAGGCTCAATTGTTTCTTTATCAAAATAAAATATTTCACGTAGTATCATACTGTTATTTATACCGTTATGTCAGTTGCGCCTTCTTGAGGAGGAACGCCTTCGCCACCAGTAGCAGTGTCTGGTGCATCAGTTGCACCTCCATCAATTGGTGCTTCGCCGCCTGGTACTTCTTCTTCCATACCAGCCATGTCTGCATCAATACCTGCTCCGCTGACTCCTGCGCCTCTAAGTTCTCCACCTGCGTCTGTTGGTGGTGGAGTAATATTCTCATCGTTCTCTTCACGCCATAGTCTTTCGTTTTCTGTAAGTTCTTCTTCACTAAGACCTAAGTAGCGTTTCATTGCAAAGCGATTTGATATATATGGTATTGCACTCATTTGTGTAAATGTTGGAATACGTGCATTATCAATTTCACTTTGTCTATATGCCGCAAAGTTTTGTGGTGGTTGGAATCTTATATCAAACATTGCTGTATCAATGTTAACGCCCTTCTCAAGTAAATATCTTTTGAACTCTTGATTCATACCTTCAATCAATAGTCCTTGCAATCTTTCACAATAAGTGTTAAATCTTAATTCTTGAATATATGCTGTTCCAACTCTTCCGTCATTATATTGTGCGGCTGAATCGTCTGCCCCAGTTGGCAAATATGAACTAGGAATTCTTAAACCACGGACTAACTTGTTTGTAAAGTATCTAAGATCATCAATTTCTCCTAAGTTTGTACCGCCTGGTAATGTTTCAACTTTAGATCCACGTCCTTCTGCTGTTTGTGGGAAAAAGTAATCTTCATTGATTGACAGCGGATTATAAGACGAGTCTATAACATTTGTACCTCCGCCTGTTGACGATGGGATACGTCTTTGGTGTATTTCCGTCTTAACACGTTCTACAAACTGCATCGCTAAGTGCGATGGCATGTTACCCACATCAACGTAGAAAACTCTTCTTTCAGGTGCTCTTTGCACACGATAGATGATAATTGCATCTTCCAATAATTCTTTTTGTTTGTATACTTTAAATATAGTTTCTAACAAACTGTTACCAAATGGGAAGTTGTTGTCTAAGCCTTCTGATAAACTTAAATGCAAGACATTTTCTGCATCAATAGCAACTTCAGTTTCTCCTTCTTGAAATCTACTTCCGCTCTGCCTTGGTGCTTGTCCTACCATTCCTCTTACACCACCAGTTAGGTATCCGTCACCGCCTCCAGTAACGTTTCCATTTGTCTGGAAAGGTGTTGTTGCTACCATATCCTTAAAGTTTAAATTAAAATCTTTTATAACATATTGTTGTGGTTTTTTACCTTCTGATTCATTTACAATAATTCTTGCTACGTTTGCTGAATCAACATGAAACAATTTTTTAGTTTCTGGATCTCTTATAAAAAATTGATCTCCATATTTAAATGTGTTACGTAGTATTCTAAACATACGTGTGTCAAATTTCTGTAATTTACACCATTGCTGTAGGTATTGTTGTAAAATTGTAGTTTCTGATGTTGTTGCTTTCTTTTTGAAGTCTAACACAAAAGGTGTTTTGTTTTGGCCATTTTTTTGTGAACAAAATTCTGCTAAAATATCAAGTGCGGCATTTACCTCACTGTCTAAATCCATTGTATTATACTGTCCGTAACGCTCTACTCTATTAGGAGCACCTACGTAAACATCTGGCAAATAAGAACTGTAGTTCGTACGTGCTGGCCCTGCATTTCCACTGCCCCCTCTACCACCACCTAGAGGACTATAATTTCCTCCTGGATTATCTCCTGTTGGTACTGGTGTAAAATATTTTTTCCAACTCATTTTATATCCTTAATATGCACTCTCTGGGTTCTTCTCAAGAAGAGCCTTAGTTAATCTATTGTTTTCACGCATAAGAGTGACAAGGGTTTGCATACTAACATTACTTAGCCCTCCACCACCATCTCCGCCGGTAAGAAAGGATCCTGCATTTGGTCCTGTACCTGATTTGAAGAATCCATTGTTATCTTTGGATAATTCAGCATTTAGATCTTTCATTTGATCTACTAATTTGTCTAGTGCTTCTGCAAAATCTTCAACATTTTTAGCATTTAGATCATCTGCAAAAGCCTTTAACCCTTGCAATCCACCTGATGATGCTGTTAAATTTTCAACTGCTGTTGCGTCAACACCAGCAAATTTATTAATACCGTCAACCATTTTATCAAATGGTGACGATGCACCAAAGAAACTAGCAATACTATCTAAAACTCCACCAGCGGCTAAACTTAACATAGCAGTACCTAATTGACCTAATGATTCTGCAACATTTGATAAATTTGCAGTGTCCTTGACAGCGGCCATTCTTTCAACACCAGCCGCCATTTTCTCAACACCATCTCCTGCCGCACTAATTCCTTCTCCTGCTAATCTTATTGCCGCGCCTGTACCTAATAATAATCCTGCTAATACTCCTGCACCTAATATAACTGTTGGACTAGAAAATCCTGACAGCAATGCTTGGAAGCCTTTGATAGCAACATATACAACACCACCTACTGCTACTAATCCTGCTAAGGTAGTAAGTGCGGTGTCTAGTCCAACAAATATACCACTGCTTGATTTTTTCTTCTCGCCTGAACCTGCTCCGTCAGCCGCTTCTTCTTCGCCTCCACCGCCAAAAATACCTCCTATAATACTGCCAATCATTCCACCTAAGCCTGACAGTCCTGTTGCTAACATATCTTTAATATATTGCATTAGGTTTCCTGATTTGAAAGCATCTAATAGTTCTTTAAATTTTGTAGATAATGTATTTGTAAATTCTTCAATTCTTGCAATACCACCAGGGCTTCCTAACCATGCAGTAAAGTCTCCTAATATTCCTGCTACTTTATCAAACAATCCTGAACTAATAAGAGCGTCCATAATTTTGTTTTTTGTTTGTTGTAAAATACGTTCAAAATCTGCTGTTGCTTTTGATCTTGATTTTTCAGCATCTAATTGTGCTTGTTGTGCCGCAGAAAGTGCTTTACCTGCATTTTTCATTCCTATAATTTCAATTATAGCACTACCAACTTCACTGCCCATTGCCGCAAGTGTTGAATACTGTTCTTTCTGTGCATCACTTAGATTATCTGCCATCTCTGCAGTTTTTCTAATTTCAGCCATAAACTCTTCTTGGCTAACTGAACCGTCTTTTAATCCTGCGGACATTTTTGATAAATTTGGATTCAAACGTATTAAATCTTGTCCCATTGCATTTAGTGGAACACCACCTGTTGCAACCATTTCAGTAATTGCATTTTTCAAATCAGGACTTGCAGAATCCATCATAGTAAGAACGCCATTTAAATTTTGCTGTGCCGCTTGATCCATTGTATTGAAGATAAGTTTAAGACGTTTGTCTTCCATGTTATCTTTCATTTCTTTCATGATTTGATCACGACGTTTACCTGTTACTCTTGCAAGTTTATCAATCTCCATTACAGTGTTTGCAACACCTTGACTTAGTTGTGCATCTGTCATTCTTTGCGAACGACCTAGTCTAGTTTGTAGTTCTAAGTAATCTGCTGTATACTCAGCAGTTTCTTCCATTGTCATACCTAGTT